AAACACATATCTATTACGAGCAACCATGTGAATTATTTTTACAAGGTACTAGTATATTTCTTATGCCTTGGATATGTGATGAGAATAGAGAAAGAACATTAGAGTTAATCAAAGAGACTAAAGCACCTATTGCATTAGGTCATTTAGAACTTGCTGGTTACGAAATGTATAAAGGACAGGTAAGTGATCATGGTGACGATCCTAAGATCTTTGATAAATTCGATCTCGTACTTTCTGGGCATTATCATACTCGTTCCAGTAGGGGTAATATCCATTATCTGGGGACTCCTAGCCAGTATATATGGAGTGATTATGTGGATACAAAAGGGTTTCATATCCTGGATACATCCACCAGAAGTTTAGAATTTATTCCCAATCCAAATCAAATCTTTCATAAATTTTTCTATGATGATTTAAATAAAAATATGGATGAAGTACTAGTATTTGATGCGGATCAATACAAAGATTGTTATGTTAAGATTGTGATCAAAAATAAAACAAATCCTTATTGGTTTGATCTTGTCATTGAGAGATTAGAAAAATCAGGTGCAGCTGATCTTCAAGTTGTCGAAGATCATTTTCATTTAGATTTAGAAGCAGACGATGATATTGTTAATGAAGCAGAAGATACCATGAGTATCATTCATAAATTTATTGATGGTATGAACATTAACATTGATAGAAAAAGAGTTGAAAATATTATTCAAAATTTGTATATTGAAGCCCACGACGTAATATGAAAATCATACACATTAACAGAAATATTATTCAGAAAAATGCTAAGCGTGGAGAACAAGAACCAGTTGTCCGTGTTGAAGAAAATGGTGTTGTGAAGTACTGTATGGAAGTTGACATCAAGGGACCATCTCGCATGGTCTATCGTCCTAGCAAACCAAGACCTTGTGGTGCTAAACTTTGGATTGAAACAGATGCAGAAGTTGAAATGATAGGTGAACGCGTTTGATATTTTTTAAGAAAATTCGTTGGAAGAATTTCCTTTCAACTGGAAATAGTTTTACTGAAATTGATTATAGTAAAAACAATACTACGCTGATTGTTGGTGAGAATGGAGCAGGTAAATCTACTATGCTCGATGCTCTCTCATTTGTTCTCTACAATAAACCTTTCCGTAAAGTAAATAAACCGCAATTGCTTAACTCTATTAACAAGAAAGATCTTGTTGTAGAGATTGAGTTTAATATTGGTTCACATATGTATAAGATCATTAGAGGTCTTAAACCTGCGATATTTAAAGTATATCAAAATAATAAATTGATTAATCAAGATGCAGAGATAAAAGATTATCAAGAGGTTTTGGAAAAACAAATTCTTAAACTTAATCATAAATCTTTTTGTCAAGTAGTTGTTTTGGGTTCTGCATCATTTGTTCCTTTCATGCAATTGACAGCAGCTGCTCGTAGAGAAGTTATTGAAGATCTTCTTGACATTCAAATCTTCTCTACTATGAATAGTCTTCTCAAAGAAAAGATCAGTGTAAATAATAATAAGTTGCTTGAGACTGAATATCAATATGATCTCACATCTGAAAAGATTAAGATGCAGAAACAGAATATTGATGAACATAGGAAACATAATGAAGAGGAAATTGAGAGAAAGAAAGTTGAGATTGAATCTTCCAAATCACAGGCGGACAAACTCCGCAACGACATTGATCTTATACAGAAACATGTTGATCAACTCGTCTCAAAAATCCAAGATGAGACGAAAGTTCGTGCTAAGAGTAAAAAGATACTCCAGATGGAGTCTAAACTTGAGTCGGCAATGTCCAAGATTGATAAGGACATTGTGTTTTTCTCGGAACATGACCACTGCCCAACATGTACGCAAACCATCGGTGAAGGAATTAAGAAGGACAAGATAACCGAAAAGGAGACTAAGAAGGGTGAGATTCTGGAAGCATTGAATACATTGTCTGAAGATTTAGATAAAGTTAATGGACGAATTAATGAAATTGTTGAAGTGCAAAAGAATATCATTAAACACAATAGTGCAATTGCAGGACATCATTCAACACTGAATGCTATTTTTGCATACGTTGCCAAATTAAATGGTGAAATAGAACTTCTTCTGGAAAGAAAAGGCAATATTATCGATGAAAATGTGAAGTTGAATGAACTTAAAACTGAATTGAAGGAACTCTTGTCTAAACAAGAAGAACTTTCTGTTGAAAAACACTATTATGAGTATGCAGCCACATTATTGAAAGACACGGGAATCAAGACAAAGATCATCAAGCAGTATTTGCCTATTATGAATAAATTGATTAATAAGTATTTGGCTGCAATGGACTTTTTTGTTAATTTTGAAATTAATGAAAACTTTGAAGAAACAATTCGATCTAGATTTAGGGATGAATTTAGTTATGCGAACTTCTCTGAGGGAGAAAAGCAAAAGATTGATCTTGCATTACTCTTCACCTGGAGACAAGTTGCTAAGTTGAAGAATTCATCAAATACAAATCTATTGATTCTTGATGAAGTATTTGATTCCAGTTTAGATTCATCTTCTGTTGAATTGTTGATGAATTTGATTAACGAGTTTTCTACAGACACAAATGTTTTCGTTATCAGTCACAAGGGTGACCAATTATTCGATAAGTTTAGGTCTGTTATTAAATTCACCAAAAAGGGAAATTTCTCTGTAATAGAAGGTAAATGAAATGAGTGATGTTATTACGTTTAATACCGAAAGTTCGGTAAATAATCAAGGGAATTATGTACAACAGGTTGACATTTTATCACTTGTAGATGAAAATGATCCCTGTTTAAGAAGTAGAAGTGTTGAGTTTGATTTTGTGGATCCTCCAGTAGATCCTGTCGAATTTGCATCACAACTGGTAGAAACCTGTAAGATCAAGGGTGGATATGGACTTGCTTCAAATCAAGTTGGTGTCTTACTGAGAGTGTTTGTTATGGGCAGTGACAATGAGTATGTGGCAATGTTCAATCCTAAGATTGTATCAAAGAGTGAAAAGGAATCACTTATTGCTGAAGGGTGTTTGTCTTTTCCTATGTTGGCACTAAAAATCTCCAGATCAGATGAGATTGTGGTTGAGTATCAAGACTTCAAAGGAGAACACCATACCACTGAATTGCATTATTTGTCCGCTCACGTTTTCCAACACGAGCTTGACCATCTTGATGGAATATGTTATACTGATCGTGCAAAACCGATGGCATTAAAGATGGGTATGAAAAAGAGGGGCAAGTTCAACAAGTTGGTTGATCGATATAATGCCGCACAAAATCGTCTTAATAATCTGAGTAAATAATGGCAACACCAATTGAATTTGTTGATAAACAATGGGAAGAGTGGAGAGAAAAACAAACCACATTTGACCATATTGATACTGAAGAATTGAAAGAATTACTTATTGCTGATTTGGCTTATGCATCCAAGATGGATGTTCGTGAGTATACGTTATATCAAAAATGGTGTGAAGTCAAAGAAAAGTATCCCACATGCGAGGTCAACACTCTTTGGGGTTCTGAAGTTCAGATGGTAAATTCTGATCAGATGAAACTTATTGAGTCGGTGAAAAAGAATTTCTGGATGCCAGAAGATCCTGATGATTTCCAGAAACTAAAACCTAGAATGGTATTACATAATGGTGAATTGGCCGAAACATGGAATGCAGTTCGTACATTTTCTTCTACCATGAAAAACAACTCAAATATTGGTCGAAACTTATTTTACATCTTAACTGATGAAGTTACCGATAAATATTTGGGTGTCATCTGTATTTCTTCTGATTTTCTTGATCTTACTCCAAGAGACAATGCAATCGGATGGTCTAGGGATGTTAAAACACAACAGGGCATGATTAATCATACAGCAATTGGATCTACCATTGTTCCTTTGCAACCACTTGGTTTCAATTACATGGGCGGAAAGTTGTTGGCTTTGATGTGTCTATCTGATACAGTACAAAAAGATTGGGGGGAAAGATATGGAGACGTTCTGGTTGGCGTTACAACTACTTCTCTTTACGGGAACACTAAGTCTGGTGGTTTATCACAGTATGATGGTCTTGAACACTGGCAAAAAATGGGTTTCTCTTCTGGTTCCGTTGCATTTGAACCAACAAGAAAAACGATGAATCTGGTCTTTGACTGGATAAAAGAAAATCACACTAGAAAATACTTCGAATGGTGGGAGGCCAAAAATCAAAATGGTCTTCCACTAAAACGAGATCACAAGAATCGTTCTCTCAATTTTGCATATTCCAAGTTAGGAATACCAAAAGAATTGATTAGAACCGAACATCAGAGAGGTATCTATTTTTCACCACTATATAATAATACTAACGAGTTTCTAAGAAAAGAAATTGTTAAAGATGATTTAGTAAAATCTTTCGATACAAGTGAAGACTCTCTTGCTGATATTTGGAAAACCAAATACGCAAAGGGTAGAATCTCTATGTTGAAAAAGAAAAACAATGTGTCCAAAGAATCGTTATTTTACGATGATTTGATTTTTATGTCCTGGGAAGAAACCAAAGAAAAATACCTAGGTCAAGTTGGTCGTTAATATTTGGAGTTATTATGGAAATTTCTATTAAGAAAGATGAGTTGCGTAAAAATAGTATTTTTGTCGCTACACCTATGTACGGTGGTATGAATCACGGCCTTTATATGAAGGCGTGTCTTGATCTTCAGGCTCTATGTATGGCATATGGAGTACAGGTTAAGTTCTCATTCCTGTTCAATGAATCACTTATCACTCGCGCTAGAAACTATCTTGTTGATGAGTTTCTGCATCGATCTGATTGCACACACCTTTTATTCTTAGATTCGGATATTAGTTTTGATCCTAATGATGTTATTGCTCTTCTTGCATTAGACAAAGACGTTATTGGTGGTCCATATCCGAAGAAAGCCATTAAGTGGAAAGCAGTAAAGACCGCAGTGACCAAAAATAAGGATGTTGATGCTGGAACACTAGAAAAGGTTGCTGGTGATTTCGTATTTAATCCAGTAAAGGGCACTGCACAATTCAGTGTATCTGATCCTTTGCAGGTACTCGAAATTGGCACTGGTTTTATGATGGTTAAGAGAGAAGTCTTTAATAAGATGGAAGAAGCTTATCCTATGATTCGTTATAAGCCCGACCATGTTGGACAGCAACACTTTGATGGTTCACGATACATTCATGCGTTCTTCGATACAGTAATTGATTCTAAAGATTCTATCACTGGTGGTGGTTCTGAACGATATCTTTCCGAAGATTATATGTTCTGTCAAATGTGGCGTAAGATTGGTGGTGAAATCTGGTTGTGTCCTTGGATGAGAACTTCTCATATCGGAACCTACCATTTCCAAGGTGATATGCCTGCTGTTGCGAATTTTGTTGGAGAAATGTAATGCAAAAAGTGAATGATCAGATTACTGATTCAGTAACTATCGGACGCAAATTTGATGGGGGCAAGCCAATGTATGGCTTGCTTCCGCCTAGGGCACTTAGAGCAACTGTTGATGTTCTTACTTTTGGTGCTCAGAAGTATGAGATTGATAATTGGAAGTTTGTTGAGGACTCCCATCGTAGATACTTTGATGCCGCACAGAGGCACTTGTGGGCATGGAAAGAAGGAGAATCAACCGACAGTGAATCTGGGTTACACCATCTAGCCCATGCAATTTGTTGCTTGATGTTCTTGTATGAACATGATCGTGCAGATTGGCCAATGCCAGCCAAAAGAGAAGATCCGGAACAGGTCCGCGTCGATGAAATTAGAGATATTTGTCGAGAAGGAATTCAATACACCGGAAACCTGCTTGACAAGCATCGTTGATTGTGATATACTGTTGTTTCAACTTTATGATGAGGAAAAATAATGAAACTGTCTAACGACACTTTGACAATTCTGAAGAATTTTGCGTCCATCAATTCTGGTATTGAATTCAAGGCTGGAAATGAACTGACCACAATTTCTTCAGGTAAGACTGTGCTTGCTAAAGCAACACTCAAGGATTCTTTTCCAGAAGACTTTTGTGTATATGACCTTCCCCAATTCTTGTCTGTGTATTCCCTAACTAAGGATGCAGAGATTGATTTTGATGACACTAATATTATCATTAAGGGTCAGAGATCAAAGACAAGATATCGTAAAACTGCAAAAGAAATGATCATCACTCCACCAGACAAGACACTCTCTTTGAATTCTGTTGATGTGTCTTTTAAGTTGAGTGAGGAAAACTTCCTCTCTATCATGAAGAGTGCTAGTGTTTTGCAGTCTCCCCACATTGCAGTAGAATCTTCTGGTGATAAGATCAATGTCACTTGTTTTAATGCCAAAGATGACGCCGCACACACATTTTCTGTAGAAGTCGCTGATGGAAACGGAAGTAATTTCAGTGTAGTATTTTTGACTGAAAATTGGAAGATGATTCCTGGATCATATGATGTAGAAATCTCTTACAGAGGTATTGCTTCATTTAAGAACACAATTCAAGAAGTTGATTATTGGATTGCAATTGAAGCAAAAGAATCTAAATTTGGAGTATAATATATGAGTTTTATTTGGTTGACTGATGTGCAGAATGGCGGCCGCGTAGCGGTTAATACTAAGAATGTTTCAGTAGTTTTTACTGCTCCTGATGGTGAAATTAAGGGCAAGACTATTGTAAGTATGACTAATGGTACTCTTGCTGTTGAGGAAGATGACCTTACTGTTGTTACTATGATTAACGAGGCTAATGCATGAGTGTGACAATTCAAACTCTTTATGGCACTTTCGATGAGAAACAGTTAAAAGAACTGAAGAGTGCAATCAATGAGATTGATGCTGAAATGACCAAGATTGATGGATTGAACGAATACATTGCAGATATCTGTGACGTTACGCACCAGAATATTGGTATTCCCAAGAAGGTTGTCAAGAAACTGGCCATGTCTAAACATAAACAGAATCTTGCACAAGTTGTTGCAGAGAGTAATGAACTAGAATCATTATACGAAGCAATCAACAAAGTCTAAGTTGTTTTAGTGCCCCTTCGGGGGCACACTTTATTATGGAGTTATATTATGGATCATATGTTGTGGGTAGAGAAGTATCGTCCCTCTAAAGTCTCGGATTGTATTCTTCCTGAGAATGTAAAAAATACTTTTCAAGAATTTGTAAATCGCAAGGAGATCCCAAATCTCCTTCTTTCTGGTACTGCCGGTGTAGGTAAGACCACGATTGCAAAGGCTCTGTGCCAAGAAATTGGTTGTGATTTTATGATGATAAATGGTTCATCAAATCGAGGCATCGATGATATGCGGGTTCAAGTTAAGAACTATGCAACATCAATGAGTCTTAGTGGTGGACGCAAAGTTATCATTATAGATGAAGCGGACAACTTGACTCCTGATGCACAGAAAGCACTTCGAGCCCTTATCGAAGAAGTTTCAATCAATTGTACCTTTATCTTTACTTGCAATTTCAAGAATCGTATTCTTGATGCCATTCATTCTCGTTGTACTGTCATTGACTTTAAACTCAATGGAAACAAAGCGAAGATGGCCTCACTATTCTTCAAGAGAGTTGAACATATTCTTTCTCTAGAAGGTGTTGACTATGATAAAGAAGTTGTTGCCGCAGTAATCACCAAGCATTTTCCAGACAATCGTAGAATCTTAAATGAATTGCAGAGATATTCCGTTTCTGGTTCCATCGATAAAGGCATTCTGTCTTCTGTCACTGAGGTTCAGATTCAAGACCTGATTAAATTCATGAAGGAGAAAGACCTGGGTGGTGCCAGGAAGTGGGTTACCAATAACAGTGACCGCGACATTTCTGAAATCTTTCGGCAGTTGTATGATGTTCTGTGGGAGAAATTGACACCAAGTACGGTACCTGTGTTGATTACAACGATTGGTGAATGGCAATTCCGATCTTCATTTTGTCCAGACCAAGAGATCACACTCATGGCCTGTCTGACTGAAATTATGATGGAATGTTCTTTTAAGTGAGATTTATATTATGACTAACAGTGAAAAGATTAGTGAATTGGGTTTGATGGGTGAAAAGATCATTATCAACTACCTTAGTGAAAAGGGACATATGGTCAAACATTCAGTTGATAAGTATGACAGTGAAAAGGATCTTATCGTCGAAAACAAAAAGGTTGAAGTTAAGACGCAGGTTCCTTTTCTTATAGAGAATTCATTTTCATTTAAACCAGACCAATTGAAAAAGTGCCGGAACGTAGATGTATTGTATTTTATCTCTGTTCCTGCAACAAAGCATCGTGACAAGTGGGAAGGTTGGATTTTCGAAGCCGATCCAAAAAAGTTTGAATGGTTTGAACGCACCACAAAAAACGGCAGAAAAATGATTCTCGTTGACAGGAATCAACCTGCACTGAAGCCTGTTAAGAAGGTCTCACAAGAAGAAATGGAACAGTTAAAGAAGTATTCTGTTTCGGAGTATTAATATGCCTGATTTATTTAAAGAAATTATACCTTCGATTCTTCAGACAAAAAAGAATGTCTTTCAGGAAGAACACGAATACAAGGATTATTTGCCTTTTATTGTAAATCGGGCTTTGTCGTATCATAATGATTGCCTTTTGTATGTTGCTGAAATGAATAGACTTAATTGTTTACCTGGCAACATGCAATACCAATATCTTCTAAATAGTATAAGGTCAATGAAAAGGCCATTTAAAAAATGGCAAAAATTAGAGACTGACAAGGACTTGGAATGTGTTAAAACTTATTTTGGTTACTCCAACCAAAAAGCAAAGGAAGCACTACGCATTCTGAATGATGAACAGATCGCTGAGATAAGAAGAAAAACGGATAAAGGCGGAGTGAAAAAGTAATGATTAATATTTCGGATTTAGTTGAAGTAAGATTGATTGAGGAAGATGATTTCCTAAAAGTTAGGGAAACTCTGACTCGTATTGGTGTGGCGTCTAAAAAGGATAAGATTCTTTATCAGTCTTGTCACATTCTACATAAACAGGGACATTATTATATTGTTCATTTCAAGGAATTATTTTCCCTTGATGGTAAACCAACAGACATTTCTGAGAATGATTTGGCCCGCCGCAATGCGATTGCCAAACTGTTAGAAGACTGGGGTTTGGTTGAAATTGTCAACAAGAAACAGGTAGAAACTCCTGAACCTATTTTCCTTTCACAAGTGAAGATTATCTCTCACAAAGAAAAGAATGAATGGGAGTTAATTCCAAAATATAATATTGGAAAGAAAAAGACCGCATAAATAGTAATATTCCCTCGGGATGGGACGCAAAGATCCGCCTTAGGATCGTCTTGCCGCAGAAGCGTATGTCTGCTCCGGATCGGTAACCGGAACCTATCACGCCTTCGGGGTGATAACATAAAACATTAACTCGCTTTATAAGGAGAAATAAAATGACATATACATATGGCAGAAATCTGCTTCCTCTATCTGTTGGTTTCGACCATCTTCTTTCCACTCTTCAAGAATTTGAAGATATCGGCAAACCAGCATCATATCCACCATACAATATTGTTAAGTTTGATGATGACAATTATCAAATTCAAATTGCTGTGGCCGGATTCGACAAAGATGATATTGAAATCGACTATCGTAACAATAGACTCACGGTAAACGGTGCAATTAAGACTGAGACTACAGAAGTAGAATATCTACATCATGGACTTGCATCTAGAGATTTCAGTCATTCGTTCAAGTTATCTGATATCGTTGTTGTCAAAGATGCGGATATTACGAATGGTGTGTTAAAGATCAATCTAGAGAATGTCTATCCTGAACAAAAGAAACCCAGAAAAATTCCTATTGGTGATGAAAAATTGTTGACAGCAGATAAATAAGTCTGTTACAATAAGGGGGAAGAAATTCCCCCTTTTTATTTGGAGATGAAAATGAATAAGTATGAAAAACAGAAAAGGGCTGTTCTGAAGAAGGTTAGACCTCTAGGAAATTTAACAGATATATATTACACATACTCACATTGGGACACCAAGATTATTGATGGTGTTGAATTTGTGACTGTGGTAAAATCAAATCCTGAAGATCATCCAATGAAAACACAAATATCTCATTTGATGCGTAAAGACAACTTAGAAACGGTGAAATAATGGCATTAAAGACTTCCAATAAGAATCGCAAAAAGGTACAAGAACAGAAGGTTGAACAAGTACACAAAGAACATTCTGAATTTACTAAGAAGTTTACTAGATACTATGTTATTGCATTTGTAGTATTATTTGCACTATTCACCATTGTTTAATTTGGAGTTTTGATATGAGACTTGATGGATTTATACCCAAAGCTTGGGGACATGAATTGATTTGGGCCACAAACGATAAGTATTGTGGAAAACTTCTTAAATTCAATGCCAATTCAGAATTCTCAATGCATTTTCATGCTGATAAGGACGAAACCTGGTATGTTTTGGACGGTTCTTTTGTTGTCAAGTATATCAACACTAATGATGCCACTTTAAGAGTGCGTGAACTCAAACCAGGAGACACCTGGAGAAACAAACCTTGTGAACCACATAAGTTGTGTTGCATCACCGAAGGAACAATCATAGAAGTCTCCACAGCAGACAGTGTAGAAGACAATTATAGAATTGCTCGTGGTGATTCACAGAAATGAAACAAAAATTTGTTGATGCGTATATGGATGTTGCGGAAAGGTTTTCAAAACTGTCTTCCGCAACAAGACTACAAGTTGGTGCAATTATTGTAAAAGAAGATAGAATTATTTCTATCGGATACAATGGTATGCCAGCTGGTTGGACCAATGTCTGTGAACATTTTGTTGACAATGGAACAACTTCCGGATTTGTGACAAAACCCGAAGTCATTCATGCGGAAGCAAATGCAATTGCAAAGCTTGCCAAGTCACCAGAAAGTGGTGTAGGATCCACTATGTTCCTTACACACGCACCTTGTATTGATTGTGCTAAACAAATATATACAGCAGGTGTACAAAAAGTTTATTACAAAGAAGATTACAGAAGTTGCCAAGGCAGAGACTTTCTGATAAAATGTGGAATAGAGGTTGTCAAAGTATGAGTCAATGGCATGGAGGAAAAGGTTCTAGTCCTAGGCCATTTTCTGTAGACAAGAAGAAGTTCGATGACAACTGGGACAGAATTTTTGGCAAAAAACACGAAAAAAATGAAGAAAGTGAAAAAAAAGTGTTGCCAAATGAAAAAAAACCTGTATAATGTACTCAAATTGATAAAAAACTTGTATAAATAAAAATATGACTACTTTAAATTTATTTAAACTCTTAACGATATCGATGCCCGTGTCAAGTACATGGTTTACCGGCTATTGCCCAAATACCATTGACCGCGCGGAACAACATAGAATCGGGGTTTGTGACAGTTAGTATAAAAGTAATTTATAAAAACATCACAAAACCCGAACCCTAAAAAGTTCGGGTTTTTTGTTTTTAAGGGTCTTGAAAAAGTCCCAGCTCTTTAACAATTTGAACGTTTGTGTAGTGGTGATTGTGGTGTAATGGTAGCACCCCTCTCTGTGAAAGAGGAAGCACGAGATCGATACTCGTCAGTCACCCCAAAGCCGCGATAGCAAAGATGGTCTATGCGCCCGACTGAAAATCGGAAGATACTGGATCGTTACCAGTTCGCGGCACCAATTTTGGGTCTTTGGTGAAATGGAATCACACCCTCCTTACAAGTGGGAGTCAGCGGATCGATACCGTTAAGACCTACCAATTTTATGCCCTTTTAGTGAAACTGAATATCACGCTAGACTACGGATCTTGAGTTGTGGGTTTGAATCCTACAGAGGGTGCCAATTTATATGGAGGGTTATCTAACCGGGGATGTTAGCACTGCCTTGAAAGCAGTTGGAGCCGAAAGGCCAGGGGATCAATACCGCCAACCCTCCGCCAATTATAGAAGAAGATATCAGATGGTTCTGATACTTGCTTGGAAAGCAATGTGATCCGAAAGGGTTGGGGCTCAATTCCTCCTTCTTCTGCCAAGTTCAAACGGAAGATTAACTAGATGGGTGTCTAGAACTGTTTGCTAAACAGATTGTGCCTGCAAGGGCATGGGGATCAAAACCTCAGTCTTCCGCCAATGGTAGTGTGGTTGAATGGTTAGGCAACCGATTGCAAATCGGCATAATGCAGGTTCGAATCCTGTCACTACCTCCAAATTAAAAAAAAAGTGCTTGACAGATGAGACAATCTAGTGTAGACTGTCTCCATCAAGTGAGAGAAGAGTAAATGAACCGTGATGCAGCTGGTGTGGCAGTCTGTCTTTCAAACAGATGAGATGGGATCAAAACCCATACGGTTCACCAATTTTAAAAGTACACTCGCCTATGACGATAGGTTGGTTGTGGTCAACATTCTAGATGCGAGGTTCGATTCCTTGAGTGTACTTTTAAAATGAGTTTATTGGGGCAGTATTTTGCTAAGGACGCAAAGCGGTCTGTAAAACCGATGCTTCGGCTGGCTAGGATCGTTACCTAGGTGCCCCACCAAATGATGTTGCAACTAATCTTAGGGATTGAAAGTTAGCCTAAGTTAAAATGACAAAAATCTTTCACAGATTTTGGGAGTAAAGCTTTAATGGTGAAGCAACTGGCTCTTAACCAGTAGAAGAGGGATCGTTACCTTCTACTCCTACCAAATTGTTTGGGGGTATAGTTCAAAGGTAGAACATCTGGCTTTTAACCAGTCGATCTGGGTTCAATTCCCTGTGCCCCTACCAATTACACTTCCATAGCTCAATCGGGAGAGCATGCGGCTGATAACCGTAAGACAGAGGATCGAAACCTCTTGGAAGTACCAATTTGCCTCTATAGTGTAACGGTAGCACCCCGGCTTTATATTCCGGTTTAGCCCCAGATTAGGGCACAGTATAGGTTCGAATCCTATTAGAGGCACCAATTATGATCTTATCGTCTAGATGGTTAAGGACACCAGTCTCTCAAACTGGAAAATTGGGTTCGATCCCCAATAAGATCACCAAATTTGGTTGTATAGTTAAGTGGTATAACAGGAGATTCATATCCTCTTATCACCAGTTCGATTCTGGTTACAACCACCAAAGTTTTATGGGTATGTAGTAGTCTGGTGATTACACCTGTCTGTCTAACAGGTTTAGGCGAGTTCGATCCTCGTCATACCCGCCAATTTAACAAAGGAGGAAAACAAAATGGGGAGTACGAATATCTAAATTACACATATGAAGTTGACTATTATACTGTGTATACTTATACTGATTTCGTTTCTGATGTTTTGTTAATTTTTTCTTTTAATTTTTAAACTCTGCAAAGTGTTACTTGGTTGCATACTCCGTTTGGGGCGGAGTGGTGGAGGTTCAAATCCTCTTGCGGAGACCAATTTATTGTGCCTTAGCGATCATGGTGATTGCACCTCGCTGTTAACGAGGATGAAGCTCAGTTCGATCCTGAGAGGCACAGCCAATTATGGGGAATGGGACTGCTTGGGGTGGTCACCTGTTTTGCAATCAGGAATCCAGATCGGTTCGAATCCGATATTCTCCACCAAATGATGCGGATATAGCCCAATTGGCAGAGGCGGTAGACTCAAAATTTACTCAGTGTCAGTTCAAATCTGACTATCCGTACCAATTAATATCTCAGTGGTGTAATGGTAACATGACTGTCTCCAAAATAGTTGTTGAGGGTTCAAATCCTTCCTGGGATGCCATTTTAAATAGAAGAGGAAAACAATGTAGGTGATAATATGCGTAACATAAACATAGAAGAAGTAAAGGAATATATAGAATCTCTAAGTGAATCCACAAAGATTTACATTGGTGGAGATTCAGAACGATTCAAATTGAAAGGTGTATGGTACGCAGATTATACTCTTGCAATTGTTGTTCACATTGACGGTAAACACGGTTGTAAAATCTTTGGTGAAGTCCACAGAGAAAGAGACTATGACCAAAAGAAACAAAAACCAAGAATGCGTCTAATGACTGAAGTATACAAGATTGCTGAATTGTATCTAAAGTTGAAAGATGTATTAGAGGAAAAGGATGTAGAAGTTCACCTAGATATTAATCCAGATGTGAACTACGGAAGTTCTTGTGTTATCAATGAAGCAGTTGGATATATTAAGGGTATGTGCAATGTTACACCTTTAGTGAAACCAAATGCTTGGGCTGCATCTACTTGTGCAGACAGATTGAAACAAGTTCTTCATGAAGCAGCTTAATGCTCCCATAGTTTGAACGGTAAAACGATTCCTTGGTAAGGAATAAACGATGGTTCGACTCCATCTAGGAGCTCCAATTAATGGTTGACAAGATGTGGAACATGTAGTATAATGTTCCACATGAGAATTGATATAGTTAATAGGAAAGATGAAATTTTAAAGTGGATATCTGAAGAACAATCCAAAGCTTACATATGCAAACAACTGGAGTGTAAAAGTTCAACATTAGAAAGTTATTTGCGAAAATTTGGAGTTGTGTATGCCGGCAATCAAGGTTCTAGAGGAAAGAAACATGGCATGAGATATGTACCGGCTCTAGAATATATAAAAGGTAAACATGTTTCTGCCCATAAACTTAGATTAAAACTTCTAAAAGAGGGAATAAAACAACATCAATGTGAAATATGTAAAATGACGGAATGGATGAATAAACCTATTCCTTTAGAACTCGACCATATTGATGGAAATCATTTTAATAATGATTTAAATAATATCAGAATTATTTGTCCTAATTGTCATGCACAAACAGATACTAATTCTGGTAAGAATGTAAAAAGAAAAATGCCCCTGTAACCCAATTTGGTAGAGGTACTTGGCTTAGAACCAAGTCAGTGTCAGTTCGAATCTGACTGGGGGCACCAAATTAAATGCGGGTGTAGACCAATCGGCAGAGTCATGAGACTTAAAATCTCCGTAGTGCGAGTTCGAATCTCGCCACCCGTACCAATTTCGGGCCTCTAGCTCAACGGTTAGAGCAGCGGACTCATAATCCGTTGGTTCACGGTTCAAATCCGTGGGGGCCCACCAAGTTTTTGGACGGTTTATACACTGACGAAAACCAACTCAGTGTATTTATCGGTAGGACTGCCATCCTGCGAAAAGTGAATCTGGCAGGATTCATGAATGTATCCAACATTATTTGTTACAATAGAGGTAGATTATGAAAATTAATGTTTTGTTGTTTCTTGTTGCTTTTACTTTTTTTGGATTCTTGGGACTTGTTATTGGTGAACATCTTTATCAACTAAAGATGGCAGAACAGGGATTACAAGAGTGTGTTGTTGCAATTGACACAGATACATATGAAGCTGTTTGGCAGAAAGATTGTAAGAAGTAAGTTAATGCCCCGGTCGTTCAATGGAAAGGACATGGTTCTTCTAAAGCCAGAATGGGGGTTCGATTCCCTCTCGGGGTGCCAAAAAACGCTTGACAACTAGGCATATATAAGATATAATAGTTGTTATGAAAATTGTAGAAGAGTTGGTATTGAATTTGAGTAAAAGAGAAAGGCAATGTCACATGGACTTGTCAGAACCTTGTATAGAAAGGGGAGGAAATTCTACTAATCATAAAGGAGTTCTTGCTCAGTATTTAAATACTAATATTCCGTACGGAATAAAATATCCATTATGTCATGGTTGTCACAATGGAAAATGTTCGAATCCTAAACATTTGTATTGGGGCACACCAAAGGAAAATGTAGAAGATTCTATAGAAAGAGGAACTTTTAATTATTCGGGAAGAAATCCTGGATTTAAAGACTCTGATGAAACTAGATTGAAGAAATCCCTTGGTATGAAAGGAAAACAAAACTTCAAAAAAGTGGATTGGGATGATAAATGGTTATTAGAACAGAAAAAGAATAACATACCCAATACTGTTATTGCTGATATGTTGAACATAACCGAAACAAGTGTTAGAAAAAGATTAAAGAAGATTAATTCGGGGATCGTCTAGCGGCAGGACTCCTGACTTTGACTCAGGCAACCGAGGTTCAAATCCTTGTCCCCGAACCAGTTTTAAATGCGGACATAGTTTAAAGGTAAAACAAAACCTTGCCAAGGTTTAGTTGTCAGTTCAATTCTGTCTGTCCGCTCCAATTTAATGCGGATGTAACTCAACGGTAGAGTGTCGGGTTTCCAACCCGTTCGTTGCAGGTTCGAATCCTGTCATCCGCTCCAATTTTTTAATGATGAGGTAAATTATGGCAGGTCTAGTAGTTAAGAAGTGTGGTTGTAAGGGTAATCCTTCTCACGGTTCTGATTTTCAAGATAAGAAGTACGGTGAAGGTATGCGAGTAATGAATCTTGATCAGAAGAAGACTGAAGCATCTTGCACCATTTGTGGTAAGACTGTAAAGGTGTAATATGAAGGGAATTAAACATAAGAATTCTATGCAGACTCGTCACGGCAGACCTAGATATAAGGCATACAGTGTAGTACAACTTCAAGAAGCACTTGAAAAGGCATCTACACCTAAGGTGAAAGAAAAGATTAGGAATGAATTGAATAGAAAGGTTCTTGCCCTTTAAGCATTGCTGGCGATGCGCCGCACTTGTAATGCGGAAATAGTCGGTTCGATTCCGGCAAAGGGCTCCAACAAAGTGACCATATAAAGATGGTCACGAAACATCGAAGACCAGAAGTGATGTAAAATAAAACACTGGCGTGAACTAGAGCGGTCATGACGATAGGATGACGCTGGATTTCGTAACCAGTAACTTTCCGGGTATAGCTCAGTTTGGTAGAGCATCTGGTTTGGGACCAGAGGGTCGCATGTTCGAATCGTGTTACCCGGACCAATTTCTTGGCGTATAGCACAGCGGTAGTGTAGGTGACTGTTAATCACTTGGTCGTAGGTTCGAATCCTACTACGCCAGCCAATTTAAAATAATGAGAGATAAATATGAGTTATAGACCTACAGGTAAAAATGTACTGATTGAACGAATTCCTGCCTCTAAGGAAACTGCATCAGGAATCATTCTAAAGTCTACACAAGAACCAGATCGTGCAAAGATCATTGCAATCGGTCCTGAAGTTGATGAAGTGAGTGTGGATGAAATTGCAGTAGTGAATTGGAATACTGCAACAAAGATTGAAGATGAATTTTACATTATAAATATTGACAACATTGTTCTAATTCTTGAACAAGATTAAGTTTGATGCGGGTTAGATTTCTGGTGAAATCACTGGTCTCATAAGCCAGGTCAGAGTAGTTCGATTCTACTACCCGCTACCAAATATACAATATACAACTCGGTATATAACGAGTGTATTTGGATAATAATACCACTCACGCTTTCCCAGCAAGCGCACCAGAGTGGTTACTCAATAAAACCCCCCAAGCCTATCAACGATGCTCAAACTGGGGGGTTTCTTTTTTATGGAGAAAATTATGGAAATTATTGCACTTAAACTTGTTACCGGTGAAGAAGTTCTTGGTGAAGTCCCACCAATTAAAGAATTCAGTTCAGAAACACACATCAGACTTAGAAATCCAGTAGGTATTTCTATTGTTCGTGGCAAAGACGGACAACCAAATATTGGATTCTCTCCTTTCCCCCTACATGCCGAACAAAAGACCGGTACAACTATTGACATTAGCCTTAACAGTGTAGTATACTCCTATGAACCTGCTGAAGATTTCAGATCAAATTATGATCAAATCTTTGGTTCTGGGATTGTTCTTCCTAACAAAACATTGATTACTGGTTAATGAGTAAAAAATTCTACACAAATGTTCAAGTAGTCGGTAACAACATCCTTTATCGGGGTGTTGTTAACGGCAAGAGAGTGAAGACCAAAATCGAATACTCTCCTTCTCTTTATATTCCCTCTAAAATTCCATCTAAGTTTCGTTCTCTGGATGGCGATAACATCCAACAAAAAATCTTTGGTAACATTCGTGAAGCCAAAGATTATATCAAGCAGTTTGATGGCATTCCTGGTGCACCTAAAATCTATGGTAACACCAGATTTGAATACGCATTCATTGCCGATCAACACAAAGGCATGGTTGATTGGGATATGGACAAGATTCTTATTGGAGTTGTCGATATCGAAGTAGGGTCCGAAAACGGTTTCCCTGATCCCTATCAAGCCAATGAACCTATCACTGCAATTACCATTTCATATGTCAACGGTCGAACCTATGTGTTCGGTTGTGGTGATTATGAAACTCAAGGCAATGAAATCTACTACAAGTGTAAAGATGAGTGGACTCTTTGCAAAGAGTTCTTGAAACTATGGATGGATCAATGTCCAGACGTTTTGACTGGTTGGAATACCAAGTTTTTCGACGTACCATACATTGTCAATCGATTTCGTAGAATTCTAGGTGAGGATGACACCAGGAGACTTTCTCCTTGGTTTTTCATTTCAGAGCGAAAGACTGTCATCAATGGACGAGAAATGATTGCGTATGGGTTTGACGGTGTTGCCCAACTCGACTATATCGAACTCTATAAGTGGTATGCTGATGGTGGCAAATCACAAGAATCTTATCGATTGGACAATATTGCTCATGTTGAATTGGGTGAACGCAAACTATCATACGAAGAGTATGGCAATCTACACACGTTGTACAAGTATAACTTTCAAAAGTATATTGAGTACAACATTAAAGACGTAGAACTTATTCTCCGTTTGGATGATAAGTTGAAACTTCTGGAACTTGGTTTGACTCTTGCTTATGATACCAAGACAAACTATGAAGATATCTTTGCACAGACTCGTATGTGGGACTCTCTAACATATTCATATCTGTTGGAAAGAAACATCATTGTTCCACCAAGAATTGTCAAAGAAAAAGACTCTGCATTTGAAGGTGCATATGTAAAAGAACCTCAAATCGGATTGCATCATTGGGTTGCATCATTCGACTTGAACTCTCTGTATCCGCATTTGATGATGCAGTACAATATCTCACCTGAAACTTTGATCGAACCGGAGAACTATACTCCTGTGATGCGAAACATTCTTTCTCAGGGTGTAACTGTTGATAAACTTCTGAAGAAACAAATCGTTACAGATGGTCTAGAGGGTGCAACTCTCACACCAAATGGCCAATTCTTCAGAACCGACAAACAAGGTTTCTTGCCAAAGATGTTGGAAGAAATGTATGAGGATCGTAAAAAGTTTAAGAAAATGATGTTGGATGCCAAACAGGCATATCAAACTGAAACGGACAACAGTAAGAAAAACGAACTGAAGAAAACTATTGCCAGATATCACAATCTGCAACTTGCAAAGAAGGTGGGCTTGAACTCTGCATATGGTGCTCTTGGTTCACAGTATTTTCGTTTCTATGATTTGCGTATGGCATTGGGTGTAACTACCGCAGGACAGTTATCTATTCGATGGATTGAAGGTAAAATTAATGATTTCATGAATAAAATTTTGGAGACAAATCGTGATTATGTTATTGCATCGGATACGGACTCAATTTATCTCAATCTTGGTCCGGTTGTGGACAAATTCATTCAATCGGGCAAGTCAACTGAATCAGTTATCGCCTTCATGGACAAAATCTGTAAAGATAAGATTGAACCGTATATTGATAGAAGTTACGCAGAACTTGCTACTTACGTTCACGCCTACGCGCAAAAAATGCAAATGAAACGTGAGGCCTTGGCAAACAAAGGTGTTTGGACTGCCAAGAAACGTTATATTTTGAATGTATATAATAATGAAGGTGTTCAATATAAAGAACCAGAAATGAAAGTGATGGGTCTTGAAATGATCAAGTCATCTACTCCATCAGCAATTCGTGAAAAGATGAAAGCGACAATTAAGTTGATGGTGAATGGCACAGAATCAGAAGTTCAAGACTTCATTGAAGATTTCCGCAATCATTTCAAAGAATTGCCTGCGGAAGAAATATCTTTTCCAAGAGGACTTAACGGTCTGGGTAAATGGTCTGATGCATCATCATTGTACAAGAAGGGCACTCCAATTCATGTTAAAGGTGCGATTCTATATAATATGTTGCTCAAGAAAATGGATCTTGATAAACAATATCCAATGATTCAAGAGGGTGAAAAGTTGAAGTTCACCTATCTCAAGATGCCGAACCCACTTAAAGATACTGTTATTTCATATCCGACAAAACTGCCAACAGAAATGGGTCTTGATAATTATATTGATTATGACACACAGTTTGACAAGGCATTTCTGGAACCAATCAAGATTATTCTTGACTGTATGGGTTGGAAAACAGAAAAGACTAGTTCGTTAGATGATTTTTTTAGTTAAGGTGATAAATGAGTATTCTAGATAAAATCAAAAAGAATTCCAGTATTAAAGATTCTGCAATTCTATCAAAATCAAAGTTCTTTACCGACAAGGACATGATTCCCACTGCCATTCCCATTATTAATGTGGCGTTGTCTGGTAAGTTAGACGGTGGACTTACTCCTGGTCTTACTATGTGGGCAGGACCAAGTAAGCATTTTAAAACAGCATTTAGTCTGTTAATGGCTAAATCATATTTGGAGAAATATGAAGATGCGGCTCTTCTATTTTATGATTCTGAGTTTGGTACTCCACAGTCTTATTTTGACTCTTTTAATATTGACACAAATAGAGTTCTTCATACTCCTATTACAGACATCGAACAGCTTAAATTCGATATTATGAATCAGTTGACCAATCTAGAACGAGGTGATCGTTTGATTATCGTTGTAGATTCAATTGGTAACCTGGCATCAAAGAAAGAAGTTGAAGATGCTCTCAATGAGAAGTCTGTTGCAGATATGAGTCGTGCAAAACAGGTTAAGTCATTGTTCCGTATGGTAACTCCACATCTTACACTCAAAGACATTCCTATGATTGTGGTCAATCACACTTACAAGGAAATTGGCATGTTCCCGAAGGATATTGTTGGTGGTGGTACAGGTTCATACTATTCTGCTGATAACATCTTCATTATTGGTCGTCAACAAGAAAAAGACGGAAAGGAAGTTGTTGGTTATGACTTCATCATCAATGTAGAGAAGTCAAGATATGTTAAAGAAAAATCTAAAATTCCTGTTACTGTTTCTTTTGATGGTGGCATCAGTAAGTGGTCCGGTCTTCTTGACATTGCTTTGGAGTCTGGACATGTTGTCAAGCCTTCAAATGGTTGGTACTCCAAAGTAAATATTGAGACTGGTGAAGTAGAGGATAAAAAGTGTCGTGAATCTGAAACAGACACCAAAGAGTTCTGGTTGCCTATTTTGAAACAGAAGTCTTTCCGAGACTTTATTGAAAATAAGTATCGCGTAGCCTCATCAAATATTATGCCACAGGATCTTGAGGAAGAATTAGATGTTGACTGAAGGTATTGATTACAAATATATCTTTCCTGCAAAAGATGATAAGTCTGTGCATATTAAACTTTTATCTGGGCCATATGAGAATACTGTATTCAAGTATGGCAAGGTAAAAGTTGAAGAAAAAGATAATCAGGCCTATTTACTTTTTGCTTACGATGTGATAGAATCCAAGGTAAGCAAACCAAAGAAATTGGAGAAGAATGAAGACTTCAAGAATTACATTGGTAATTTATTGGTCGAGATCATATCTGGTAATTTACAACAGGAAATAATTGATGAGAATGGAACAACTGATATTGAGGAATCTGATATTTAATGAAGAATATTTCCGAAAAGTTCTACCGTTTTTAAAGAGAGAGTATTTTAATGGCGTTGATAAGCTTATCTTTACTGAAGTCTCCTCCTTTGCGTCAGAGTACAATTCACCTCCTTCTCTTGAAGCAATCTCAATTTCCATCAAGGAAAAGAGAAATATCACAAATGAGGAGGTGGAAAAGTGCGAAGATTATGTGGATGAGTTACTTAGACTTGACTCTAAGAACAGTAATGAACAATGGCTCATCGACAAGACGGAAAAATTTTGTCAAGAAAAGGCTATCTACAATGCCGTCCTCAATTCAATATCGATATTGGATGGAAAAGACAAGGCTCATGAGAAAGGTGCGATACCAAAGATTCTTTCTGATGCACTCGCTGTAAGTTTTGACACATCTATTGGACATGATTATTTGGAAAACTCAGATGAAAGATATGAATTCTACCACCGCAAAGAAGAAAGGATCCCGTTCGACCTCGAATACTTCAACAAGATCACAAAAGGAGGATTACCGGCCAAAACCCTCAACATTGCATTGGCAGGAACAGGTGTTGGTAAGTCTCTCTTCATGTGCCATGTTGCTGCAGGTTGTCTGGTACAGGGTAAAAACGTTCTTTACATCACACTAGAAATGGCAGAAGAGAAGATTGCTGAACGTATTGATGCAAATCTTCTCAATGTCAAAGTTGATGAATTGGCAACATTATCAAAAGATGCATATGATAAGAAAGTTGCCAGGGTTCGCAGTAAGACTACAGGTAAGTTGATTATCAAAGAATATCCTACTGCATCAGCATCTGCAACACATTTTAGGACTTTATTAAATGAACTTCATCTCAAACGCAATTTCAGACCTGATATTATCTTTATTG